TACCATTTATCATTTGCATCAGCAGGACTTATACTTACACTACCAGAAATAGTTTTAGCTATTTCATCTGGTAATACAGTTGCTGTAAGTGTTATTGAAGCATCATCAGCCATTATTTATTCCTTTATTTAAGTTTCATCCTTCTTCTGCCACTAGTTTTACTTTTTCTAATTGCATCATGTTTTATTTTAAGTTTATTTAACTCAATTTCTTTAATTTTAATTCTTTTTAAAATGTCTTGCCCTGCTGATGTGTTTTTTCTATCCATTATTTACTCCTTTTGCCTTCTTTAATAAGACGTTGTTCTCTTTCTTCATATTTTTTTACTGCTTCTGGAGATAATTTTCTTATAAAACCTTTTTTAGGGTTTTTTATTACTACTGTTGATTTTATAGGTGTAACTGTAGCATTAGCCATTTAAATCTCCTCTAAATATTTTTGATTCTATTCCTGTAACTTTTACAGTTACGTCTTTACGACTTTTTTTTGTCGAAATGTTTCCAGAGTTGTCCTTGAAACTTGTATTGTCCGTAGTGGATGAGTTCTGAGGAAAGGTCTGCCCAGATTTCTCCTCCGATTTTTTGCCATCTTCTTGAGAAAGCGTAATCTTCTGATAAATACCTTCCATCTTCATCCTTCATTGTATCAAAAAACAAATAAGTGTTCTTTGAATCATATTCTTTGCCATTTAATATTTGATCTGTATTGTAATGTAACTCTGGATACTCTTTTATCATTTTTAAAAGACATTCTTTCTTTATTAAAAGAAATCCAGTAGCCGCATCTAATACTTTTGCGAAACCTTGTTTAACTTGTACGTTATCTTTATCTGCAAAATTTAAAACATAAGGTAAACTTAGTGTTTTATAGTCTAAATCATCTTTTACTAGCTGTGGAATAGCACTCCAATTAATTAATTTCATTGGATATGGTGCACAAACTACCTCATGATCAAAATCTAACATTCTTTTGACAATTTGAGGTTTAAATCCTATGTCAGCATCAACAAACAACAAGTGTGTAGCATCTTCATCATCTAAAAAGTTTGCTACTAACGTATTTCTTGCTCTAGTAACTAAAGATTCCATTCCAAGTGTTTGTATACGAAAAGGAATCTGTTCTTGATTACAAAAAGTTTGTAATTCTAACATAGAATGGAAGTAATCTTCACACAACCATCCACCATAAGCTGGTGTTGCTACAAATAATTTTACTTTATGAGACACTAATCGATACACTACCTAAACTTGCACTAGATGTCAATGCTGTAACTAATGTATTGCCTGTCGCTAAAGTAAAACTACCTCTTATTCTTTTATCTGCAGCAGTAATACCTAATCTTTGTTGTAATGTATTAACAGATCCATTATATAATTGATCAGAACCATACAATTTTACTTGTGGACTAGCATCTTTTAATGCAGTTGCATCAACTGCATGTTTTTTTGGTTCTAATTGAGGATGTTTAGGCTCAAATTCTGATTTATGTACTAAAGAACCATTCCACTCTTTAACCATTTCATTGTATGGATATGCAAAACCACTTCTATCTGATACAGCTTTAGCATATTTACCTTTTGCAAATGCCATTATTTGTCCTCTGATTCATAACAATTGCATTTAGGACAACCATTATCAGATGTACATTCACAATCATCACAAAAACACGCACAATTAATGCATTTTTCACTGTCTAATTTACATTTTTTTACATTATCCATTAAGCCCTCGCTAATTTAGGATAAATTTTTAAATCAACTTTTTCTCTGCCATCATCTATGGCTCTTTTAAACTCTTCTTCGTATTGTAATTTTAATTCTTGTCTTCTATTAATATCTATTTGTGGTCTTTTTTGTGCCATATAAAATGCAAGACCACTAACTGCACATGGTAAAAAACTATCTGGTATATCTATACTTTCTGTAGAAGCAGTAATATCTTCTATTCTATTTCTTCTACTATAACGAAAAACGTCTGTAGAATTATCTGGTGTTGGATATAAATATACTACAGGTGATGCTCTTTGCATATCTAAGAAAAACTGTGAAGGTCTTCCTTTAGTTGCTTTAACAGGAATATTTAAGTAATCTTCTCTGTTTATTCTATCCATTTGAAAATCAGTTCGTTGACTGTTTTCTGTTCTCGATATGACAGCTTCTAATATATCTAAAGTATAAGAATCTAATGTATAATTTGCTGTGCCTTCAGTAACAGTTTGAGTTGTTTCATCTATTGTCCATAGTTGAATACCTCTGTTTGCCCATTCACGCATCATTATATTAAGAGTTCTTCTTGCACTACTTGCTTCTTTCCCTGTAGTAGGCTCATTGCCTATACGAGATAAAGCCTCATCGATAATTTCATCAACATATAAAGTAGATGTTTTAGTTCCAGAAGTTGCCATATCTTATCCTAATTGTAATAAACTGTCACATGTGTAGTTACAGCATTCGTACATTTAATACTTGATTCACATCTAAATGCACCCGGAAACATTATAGATCCTGCTACTGATTTACTATCTCCAGCATCAGAATCATTAGTTCTTGGTACATCAATAACTGCCAAAGTTGTAGAACCATCCAATAAAGTAATAGTTCCTGCCGCAGCATTGTAAGGTTGCACCCATGAAACTCCTACTATTCTTCCGGGGCCATCAAACACAGTTGTTGTAGTGGCAGTTGTAATATTTGCTGATTTTATATCCATATTTTATTCCTTTTATAAAAAAAAGGCTAGGGCTTTTACACCCTAGCCATTATTGTTAATATACTGAATATTCCAATTCAACTGTAAATCTACCTGCTGTAATATCAGCATTGACTGCTGTAGTAGCAAATGCATATAAGTATTTACTAGCTATAGCCGCCGTTACGTTTGGAACGAATATGTGATAATTACCTGCTGTGTTATTCAAGTTAACATCAATCTCAGTAATAGATTGTGTAGCACTTAACTGTTCGTTAAATGAAGTAACACCTGCTCCAACAATTTCTGTTCCAGATGAAACAGCAGAGTTAGTAGCTGTACCACTTGTAGCACTTAAAGATAAACCACCAACAAGAGTTTGTCCTGCCGCTGTAGTAATACCAATTAATGCTCTGTGAATAAAAAATTTAGAAGGGGTTACTAAGTCGTCTGGTGCATCAGTGTTTAAAGTTCCTAATTCCACAAGAACATCACCATCGCCATAAGCTGTAGTTGCCGCATTTGTTGATGCTAAAGTTCCTGCAAAAGATTGAAATTTTCTAGTTCCAAGTGCACATAATTGTCCAGTTGAGTTAAGATTAACTCCTGTTTCTGTAATTGCACCAGTAGTAGAATTTTCGTTAATTACTTTAAATCCTGTTTTTGACCTTACTGCACCACTAAAAGTTGAGTTTGCCATTTTAATTCTCCGTAGTTAAATCATACCATCGCTTCTACGATTGTCTGCTAGGGCAGTTGATATAATTAATTAATCCTAGAAATAATATAAGAGGGGGTAAAAACCCCCTCCCATTCGTACTTTATTACGCTCCCGGTGAACCGAACACGGCTCTCCAGTCAGACCATCCAAAAGAATATCTTTCAGAAGCCTTGAAACGCATATTTCCTGTTTCAAAATCTGGTTCCATAGAAGTTTTTAAAGGTCTTCTTTGAAACATTTTAAATCCAGAGTTTGTCATATCTGTTAAGATAAAGAACGCATCTGTATCAGTTAAATAATGGTTAACTGCATATCCACCCGGAAGTAATCCTAGGCTTTTTGTTGCGTTAATATCATTATCAGCAGTTCCAACTCTTAATTCACTTTTCAGAATTCTCTGAGCAGTAAATGCCAAGTCTTTTGGTACAATCATCTTACGAGCTTGTACAGCAACTGGAATATTTCTGTCATCCACATAACCACCAATTGCAATAATTGCTGTTTCTAGTGAAGTTTCAGAAAGGTCAGCCGCAGTAGATAATTCGTTAGATAAATCGCCTGCACCTAATGAAGGGTGGTCAGTAGCACAAAGCTCTTTACCATCTCCTCCAAGATAACTTGAACTAAATGCATTGTTAAGAACATTAGCCGCTTTCACTTGTTTAGTGTAAGCCATTGAACGTGCTAACGCCGCAGTGTATCTCTTAGATAGTGTATCATAAAGATTATCTTCTACAGCTTCCTCAGTAATTGAGAATGCTAAAGCGATAGTCTCGTGTATGTATCTAGAAGTCCACTGTTCTGCGGCAGTATCATATTCAACTGATGCTCCCTCTGATTTAGTTGGGGCCGCACCAAAGCCAGTAAGAAGAGTTTCCTCTTCAAATGCTCTGTCAGAATTTTCTTCTTGGAAGATTTCTGAGTGTTCACGTTCCCATCTTTTGTACTCCATGCCAAAAAGGGCGTGGAGACCGGGTTCCAACTCTTTTGCAAGTTGGGCTCTATTAATAGCCATAATTTATATCTCCTATACCCCTGCTGTACCTTGGTCGTGTCCTGCTAGTTCATGTTCCCATATAACTACTTCTAACACACCATTTGTACCGTAGGCATTTTTTGGTTCATTGTATAGTCCAAGAATTCGCAATCCTGCGGTTCCTGTACCAGTCGTTCCACTAACTTCATGTTTAGATTGACCTGTAGTAGTGCTTCCGGCAGTTGCAACAATATCAGCTAAATTACCAATATCTGCAAAATCAGCACTTCCTGCTGATTGTACTGCGAAAACAATGTTAGGGTCGCTATAAACATAAGCTGTTACATCAGCACTACCTAGTGTTGCTGTACTTGCTGTCCATTGTCTGCTGAAAACTTGTTCGCCAGATGAATTAACGTAACTGCATCCTGCAAATACGCCTAAAATTCTATCGCCTGCGTCACATTCGTCTATATATCCTGTGCTGAGTAATTTTACACAATCACCAGTAAAAATAGCCGTACTTAAACCACTTGCGATTTTCCATTCAGTTGGTCGAATAGCTCCACCAGAAAGATGTCTTACGGGTTTTAAACCGTTTGGGGCATCTAAGTTTGCCATATTTTATCTCCTGTTAAAGTTATTAAAAACCCAATCAGAAAACTTTAGTCTGAATCTTTCTTTTTACCGACAGATACAGAACTGTTACGCTTTTGTGTTAATGGCATTGATGGATGTTGTTCTTTTAAAATATCAGCTTCAACAGCACTAGTTTGAGATTTCGTTTTATTACGGAAATACTCTTTCTTAGCTTCTGCCATTTCAACTGGTATTTTAGCTAGAACTAAATCACCAGAACCAATTACACCTGCATACTTTCCAGTTTCATGCATTGGGACATCGAAATCGGGGTGTTCTTCTTTTTTAACGAATTCATATCCCTCACGCTTACGCTTAGATATGTTTCGAGCGTCATCCTCCCCACCCGCACTCACTCTTAACCATCTGTATTTTACGCTATCAACATTTGGTTTTGGTGCATCTAAATATGAAGGAGGTGTATAAGTTACTTTTCGTTTCTGATGAGACCTAGATGCAGTCCCTTCAGACGTGGTTTTATTATTTTTACTATTCATTTGTGTTCCTCACAAACTTCGCATATTCACTTGGTGGCACACCCAGTTTGTTCGCCATTGCGATTTGGCTTTTGGTCAAAGA